GTCCTGCTATTACTGCTACATTAATCATTTTCTACCTCTTTTCTATCTTTTAATTACCTCGCAATTGTCTAAGATTTCACGAATCGGAATATTTGTTTCCATGATACGTTGGAATAGGCACAACTCCATGCTCACAAGTTGGACAACATAACATCAAATCACCACATGGGCCAATTTCAACATCTACCGGTTTCTTTGGTGTTTCTTTATCCGCAAGTTCCCTTAACACTCGAAAATATAACTTGGCACGGTCAGTCTCCTCTATGTCTGCCACTTCGCACGTAACTTGATAATCTTTTTCAAGAACTTGTAACATTATTTGATATTCATTCATACGCTTTTATCTCCCTCTTTAAATCATCAATAGAGTTGATACTCATATGCCTTTATCTCCCTTTTTAAATCGTCAATAGCTTTCTTAACATCCTTTAAATCCATATCAAAGTTACTAACTAAATCTGCCATACGATTGTTAGAATAGCTCTGTAAAGCCGATTCAAGCGTTGTATGGTATGAGATAGGCTTTTGTACGTCTATCTCATTTCCTTCTTTATCCTTACTCTTTACGAACGTTACAAGGGCGAATGAACCACCGTTAGAAGTGATTGCATAGTTATTTTGTAATCTAATCATTTTTCATTCTCCTTTTAACTCATTAATTTATTTTTGTAACGATTATCCAATTCTTCCATAACATGTTTTCCACCATATAGTTTCGATGCGTAAACAATGTAGTCTAATTCATCTAGCATACTGTTCATCAAGTCTTTATTGGTACAGACAAATTTAATATTCTTTTGCAAAGATAAATAAGTTTGCTCAATTTGTTTATCGATTTCAGAAGCACTGCTTTTATCTAATCTGATAAAAGTATTTATTTTTATGGCATTTTCTCTTTGCTTTTTTCTTTCCTTTTCTAAGTTTTTTTTCAATTCTTCATTATTCATTTTCTTTCTCCTTTAATTTCTTAACAAATTCATCAACTTCTTTTTTGTTTTGTACCATTCTTTTAAGCTTTCTCAAACTTGCGTTTTGCTTTTTTCTTAGCTCTTTTTCAATTTTTTCTTGTTCTTTTTTTGAATCATCTTCAAATATTTGATTCCATACCTCATTAATCTTTTTTTCGTATTCTTCTTTTGATACGTACTTAATCGGCTTACCATTAAATGCACTTGGACGCAATGTGAATCCGTACTTTTGTTTTATTTCTTCTAAATCTTTATCTGTCATTGTTATTCTTTATCCTTTCATCAACTTTTTCTAAGCAATATTCCGTACAATTATCGTATTTTAAACATTTGCCAAGCTTATACGCTACACATTTATTTTGTAAGCATTTATGTAGTACTGGTCTTGTGAATGTTCCTGTGCCAATCGTAATTGGTACAACTTCTTCTTTTGAAGTTAAATCAGGACAAAATTTAATCATCGTCTTCATCTTCTTTCCGCTTCACTAATTCTTCATATTTATCGGCTATAAATCCATCCATATCTTGTTTTGTGAACCCTAGATTCAATAAATCATCTTTATAATTCATTCCATAATTCCATGAATCTATATCTAAATAGTTCTCTAGTGAATAAGTCTCAACATCTAACAGTCTACAATTACGTTCTAGAATGTATTGCTTATACTGGTCTATTTTTTCGGCTAAATTATTTATTTCTTTTTTTGCTTGTGCAACATCTTCATTATGTGATTCTTGTTCCTCTTTTAGCTTTCTTTTTAAATACTCGTTATTAGACTTTAACAAATCATATGCTTTTAGTGACATTTGAACAAAATCTTCCATTAAAAATCATCCTCCTCATTTGAATCATCATTAATAATTGCGTTGTATAAGTATTCAATACGCTCTCTGTATTCCTCTTTTGTGATTTCTGATAAAGGCTTTTTGAATCCTGTAGGCAATAATTTAAATCCGAATTCTTTTTCGAATTCTTCTAAATCTTTTTCTGTCATTTTTTCTTTCTCCTATTTTCAAGAACATCTTGATAATCTTGTAATTTTTTTAATGCTAAACTATACTCTTTATTAACTTTATGAATCTCTGCTTGTTTCTCTTTTGTTGGTTCTCCATTATGTAGAGAATGACACAAGTTCATAACTTCATAATACTTTTCCATGCACTTATCGCTAAGTTCACAAAACTTTTTGGCTTCGTTGTATCTTAAATTACATCCTTCATCTGCTTCAAATTCTTCCGGTACATCATATCCAAAAATCTCACAATAATATTCAGTGCCACATTCGCTTGATTGACAACGTTCAAATTTACAATTATCACACTTCATTTCTATACTTCCACGTCCTCATCTTGTGGCATTTGATAAATGTTAACATCTTCATTTAACAAATAAACTTTTTCATCCATTAAATCAATCGTGTAACTGTGTTCATAATTGATTTTTTCTTGAATTTCATATAAAACATTTATAGCTTTTTCTACTGTAGAATATTTGCCTAATATAATGTCCCCGTCACCAACGATTCCAAATTTTTTGCTACCATATTGTCTAATCTTTAAGCACTCAAAATTAGCTAATGTTAATAAACTCTGACTTCTAATCCACATATCCTAGTACCCGTTTGCTAACCTTTCTTTATTGATCTCATTCTTACGAATATATTCTTTATAAATTTCTCCAATCGAATAACCCATATGCAATCCTAGTGCAATTACATAGGCTAATACATCACTATCTTTTATAGTGCCAAGTACATGACTATACACATATGCTAGTCCAAGCTCTGAGCTAGACTTTATTCTTCTATAATTCCATCCAATATCATCATTTAGATAACAACCATGTCCAAAATCTATTTCGAACATTAAGGCAAAATGAAGAACATCTACATACTCTTCAAATACCTTAGCTTCATCCTTAGGTTCTTGTGTGAACTTCCACCAACACCAATCAGCTTTCTGAGCGTGCATCAATTCTCCTAATTCATCAAACAACGCACTTTCTAATTGCTCTCTAGAAATACTTGTAATATTGTGTTTCTTAAACACTTCTACATCATGTATCTTTTGCCTGCCTAGCATATCTCTAATCATTTCTGTAGTTGTCATTTGTTTCTCCTTTTATTCATCTATAAAATTTGTGATATATGTTAATTCTTTCATTCTTTCTACCGCTTCTTCTTTAATGAATTGCAAAGCCGCTCTCTTCGCTACTTCAAAACTTTTAAACGGATGAAAAATGCTTATTGTTTCTCCAAAATACAATGTGAAATATACATAAAACAATTTTGGCTCACTCTCGTTAAGCTGGTGCTCTACAATTGTTGCGATTGCTCTGCTTTCATTGTAGGCATCAGTCAATACAAGTTGTGTTATTTTTTGCCCGTCAAATCTATTTTTTTTCCATATTAATTTCATATTTTCCTCTTCGGCGACAACTTCCAAATTATCTTTTTCTGTTCTTTTATGTTTTACATGATCTTTTCCAGTTAATAGTCTATGTAACCAAATTGTACAAAGTGGACTATCAACACCTTTAAAATCAAGATACATTGATCGTAATTCTAATTCTTCAGTAAAATAACATGGATTGTATTTTTTTAGCTCACCATCCACATCAAATGCATCATATGGTTCTAAACCATTTTCTTCCATGAATTTTTCAATCACTTTTAATTCGATCATTCTATTTCCTCCAATTCCAATTCTTCGCATATTTTTACGATTATAAATCCATTCCTTGAACGCTTTATTTTTCCTTTTTTCTGTTTGGAACACATGGATCTAAATGTATTGATTGTTGTTTCTAAAAACGATGCACATTCATCTTCTGTTCCAATACAAGCAGGAAGATCATCCTTGTATATTCCGTATATTTTTCGTGCCATCAGTTCAACCTGTAATTCTTTCCAGGCTCTTTCTCAATTTCAAAGAAGAAACCATTGCACTTTTCAACAATTCTTCCAACAACTGCTTCATTGATATCAATCATTTCCTGGCTTGTTCTTTCGCAGGATATGATCGTCTGCATGTTGTTGTTATAGCGATAATCAATCAAATCAAAGATTGCTTTATCATCTAACCGATTGGCACTAGATTTAAACAAATCATCTAGATACAAGATTTGAGCATGTTTAGCACGTTCTAGAAGCGAATAATCAAAGTTGCTAATAGAATTGCTCAACTCAATGTATCTGACGTACAGAACGCGTTTATTTTGTTCGAGCAACCAATTACTGATTCCTGAACATAGATGTGTTTTCCCACATCCACTCTGTCCTAAAAACATCAGCCAATTGCAAGGCACATGTTCTGCAAAATTGTTTTTACAATCCTGAATGTAATTCACTGCCAATTTTTTGATTGCTTCCTGCCACGGATCAGATGCAACAAAATCATTGATTCGTTTATTCAATAAATCTTTTAAACCACTGTTCTTCTTGTTCTTCTCAATCCACTCACTGCGATAGCTTGATAGTTTCTCACAGTCATTTCTTTTTGAGCAGAACACCTTTGTTGGAGCCACCAAGTATTTTCCATCGTAATACGCTGGCTTTTCCCAAATGCCACATGCACCGGCGGCCATGCATTTATCACAATTACTTTGGCAATGTTTGCTTTTAAGATATTTCTCATTATTCGCATCATTTTGTTTTTGGATTATTTCACTAACTGACTGCATTACATCTTCATTCCTTTCGCAATCACAAAATTATTTGTTTTTTGTTTAGGTGCCACACTGTTCAGATAAATTTCAAACTTAGAACCAAACAATGTATCTGGTCTTAGATACTTATTCATCTCTGTATCGTTTAACCATTCATGCGCTTTCACATCAATCACAAGCTTAAAGTCTTCTAATCTGAATCCTTCATTCCATCTAGCCCGAATCTTTTCTCTAGCAATTCGATTACTGTGTTTGTAACGTTTTGAACATTTAGAATTCAAGTAGTCAATAATTTCAACATAAGGGATTGTTTCTGATGCTGATAAATCAGTGTCGTCGGAACTTTCTTTTATATTTCTTTTATTAACTGTGTTACTAACTGTGTATATAACTGTCTTAGATTGGTCATTTTTGACCATTGTACATTGGTCATTTTTGACTATTCTACAATTGCCATTTTCGACCGTTCGATTAGTCACTTTTGACCAATCGATAGATAAAGCATTTTTTAACTTTTGTCCTACTTCTCCAAATGCATACCAAGTTGTATGATTCCATGGATTTTCGTTATAGTTTTCCTTAACTAACAAGTCCAGTTCAACCATTTTATTTAAGATTCTTTTTATCTTTTGAACATTCCAATACGGGAACATTTTATGTAGTCCTTCATAAGTATTGAACGTCCAATATTTCCCGTCCTGGAAGTTGTAATTATTTGCTTCGTTCTTGCTGATCCAAAAACAAAACATATCGAACATGATAGCTATTTCAACTCCATATTCATTCGCAATTTCTGCATCAAAACTGTGTTTCATTTTCTATCCTCAGAATAAAGATATTTCCTTTATTCTCTTTCTATTCCTTGTATTACTTTTAGGTAGAATCACAAGTTCAAAAAGCCTTCCATCTACCTGATAAAAACGATATGCTGCACCCATGCAAGAAATGTTTTTTCTTTGTACAAGTGCAGCTGTTATTCCATATTCTTCAAACATATAAACTGCATCAGGAACTACCTGTAGAACCTCATATGATGCATTTTGAACCTGAATAACATCTCCTGTATTAACATTAGTAGCTTCTTTCATTTGTTTCTCCCGTATTGTATAATTACCTCTTTACCTACTCCTTTTCGCATAGCTCAATGATTCAAGATTTTGCTTTTTCATTTTTCTTGTTGTGCGAACATAGATTCTTGTAGTTTCTAAACTAGAATGTCCAAGAATATCCGCTAGTTCTGCAATCGCATTTTCACCATTCTGCATCAAATACTGAATTGCAAACAAATGTCTGAATGCATGAGGATGTACTTTACCAAGCTTAATCCCTCTGCATTTACCAGCAATCATCTTTAAGTCTCTAGACAACACACGAGCATTTACAGGGCTTTTCTTATCAGAAGATGTAAATATACACCCTTCTTCAATTTTGTTGTCCTTGCAGTATTTTAGAAGCTCTCTGCGCAAGTCTGAACGTAGAATGATTCCTCGACCTTTTCCTTTGTTCATAACATACACATTGTCATCCATTACTGCTTCTACAGTGAAGAACTGTAATTCACTCAACCGAATTCCCGTATACCCAAACACCTTCATGATCTCGTATAAGTCCATACGATTGATTTCACGGGCTTTTTTCAATAGCCTTTGAAATTCATTGGGTTCTAGAATATCATCCAAAGAATCATCTTTCTGGACTCTTACGTTCTTCAATAAATTCTTTGAATAATATTTCTTTAGCTTAAGAAAATTAAAATCATCATCAGAATCAATGATTTCGCTATATTTGATAAATTTATTAATGATCACAATATAGTTGTTTACTGTACTGATTTTATAATCATGCAGCAGTTTATCTTTAACAGTAACTATATCGCTCTTTTTTATTTCACCATCAGGCAATGAGTTAACAAACAAAGTAGCAACATGCTTGTATTTACGAATGGTATTCTTACTTTTTTCATCCGCTGTTTCTTCTTCTATGAACCCGTCAATTTTTGTTTGTAACTCATCCTTAGTCATATTACTTAACTACCTGGATGATTGTTGTAGCCAACACCTTAGTAGATAAAAATACGCATACATTCAATGCAAGTAAAGCAATATTAATGAATGTACATGCAACTACATAATTTTTTGGCTTAGGTTTCAAATTAATGAGATACTTGTCATCTAACTTATTAATCTCATAATTATCGAAATCGGGAATCACCCAATTTTCTTTTTCTTCTTTTTTTGCCATTTTCATTACTCCTTTAATTTTCTGTGATATAATAATCATGTGGTTAATTTACGCAGGGCTGCTGCCCTAGCACTCTTGTCCAAGAGTGCTTTTTATTTGTTCCTTCCAAATGTCATTAAGCGCACTTTTAGTCTCAGGAAAATACTCAACAAATATTGGAGTGGGAACTGCAAGAATCTTTCCAAGCATAGTGTCTCGATATGATCCTTCAAATATTTCACCATTTTTATTTTTTTGTCTGCGAAGATTATGTAAAATCTTTCTAGCTTGTGTATCTTTTACAGGTAAAACAAGCATCACATCTCTAACAGTCACATATGCTTTCATTTTTCTTCGTTCTCCTTTCCTTCTGAACATTTTCTGTTGCTCTGAGTCAAAATACATGCGATAAAACCTCGGTCATACTCGTTGATTTCATATCCCATCTTTGCAAGCATATCCAAAGCATCTTTAGTGACATTTTCCTCATCAGTCATTACATCCCTCCTTTTAAAATACTTTTTGTATGTTATACATACATTATAAGTATGCGTTGCATACTATGTCAACTTTAAATTATTCAAATAATTTGTTTTTTTGTATACTCGACATACTTTTTAATGTATAATCACAGTGTAAGCAGTTAAGAGGTGAAAATCGTGGAAGAACATATAGGGTCGAGAATATATAAAATACGTAAACATTTTAATTTGAGTATGGAAAAATTTGGTAAACAAATAGGTATCTCAAAAGGTTCAATCAATAACATTGAAAAAGGAACTACCAACCCATCAAGTCAAACCATCAATTCTATATGTCGAGAATTCAACGTTGACTATGTATGGTTAACTGAAGGTATTGGAGAGGAAATGTTCATTTCTATACCTGATTCAAAGATAGATCAACTAATCGAAGATTATGGATTAAAACCAGAAGATAAATGGCTTGTTCGAGGATACCTCGAAGCACCACCTGATATAAAAAAGCAAGTTGCAGATTATTTGCAATCAATAGTTGTCAGGGAACTAGCTAAAAGAGAAAAAGAAAAGAGTAACAAGGAATGACTGTTACTCTTTGTTTTATAAATTAAATATGTACATAGCTTATTTATGGAGGAATAGTAATGGAAAAAGTAGTTTATTATTGCCCTAATTGTGGAAAAACAGTTTCTAGATTAAAAGGAAATAAAGACAATTGTTCTAACTGCAATGGGAAAATGGTTCAAACACCGATTGATGTAGAAAAATGGAAAGAGTTGTCTGATGATGAAAAAGCGAAAATCAAGTCAGAAATATCATCTTATGGAGTACCTGAATATAGTGGAGAACCATTAAGTGACTTAAAACATAGACATGACTTAATTCAAATCCAGAAAATTTCCGTCACTACAACAGACATAAAACGTGATTATGTTATTATTGGGCCTGTATTTTATCAAATAAATGATGCAGGATCAGGAAAAATGATTTTTCAAAAGCAAAAAGAATATCGTAGTGTAATCAATGCATTAAAAGATCAAAATCAACTAGTTAATCAAAACGCATCCATAACAGAATCGATAGGAGCATTATCGGGGATGATAGAATTATTCAGTACAGGTGATATTTCTGCATCCACAAAAGATTTGTTAGGAAATGGCCATAACCAATTTGATGAAGCCTTTTTTATTTCGGTAGAAGAATTAAAAAAGCGTGCATATTATATGGGTGCAGATGCTGTCATTGGCATGAAAGAAGAACTAAATCTAGATACTAATGGATTTCAACATTTTTATATGCAAATGTATGGAACAGCTGTTAAATTTAAATAATTAAGCTAGGGTAAATTCCCTAGCTTATATTTCTTCTTTTTGTTCGAGGATATTTGGAAGTGTCTGAAGAAGTCAGACAACAAGTTGCCGATTATTTAAATTCAATTGTTGAAAGAGAAATAGCAAGAAGAAAAAAAGAAAAGAGTAACAAGAAATATAACTTGTTACTCTTTATTTTATAATTCTATTGGCCCGTTTTAATCTTCTGAATCTTCGCTTGATATTTTTACAGATGGAAACGCTATAACTATTTTGTAATCATCGTAAGTTGATGCATCGTCTAAGTCAACGTGGTTTGGACTTATATTGAATTGTTGCTTGTCTTTATAATCTAAATCGCTAATATGTTTACCTGTAGAACCAATTAATTTTTTATCTTTATAGAATACACCTATAACTTCTACTTCCGATACCCCTTCAGGATATTCCTCCATGTCACTACAAATTGATCCAACTAATTCTTTATGTGTTTTGCCTTCGGGATTAGAGCCATAATTTTTCACATCGTCAATTCGAGTGTCTTTTAATTTGAAAAGATCATTAGATTTTTTTTCTTTAGCCAAAGGTTCAGAAAATCCACCGGAGTTTTCAATATCTTCAATGCTAAATTTAACTTTAGCAGGTTTTTCACTCACTGCGGTTACGTAATAAGAAATATATGTATGATCTTTAGCTAATATATAACCAGTATACATTCCTTCTTCTTTAATGCTATATCCATCTTCATCTTGGCAATCAATAAATAACCCTTGGTAATTGTTTGCATCATATGAATTTGGGTTAATCACTTCTACTGAATAATATACATCACATATACCATCTCCTCTATCTTGAATATCATAGTAAGATTCTCCAATTTTCAACGATTGATTTTTTATAGCATTATCTTTATTTTCTGTTGATGAGGTTTTGTTGTTTGAACATCCAATTAAGCATACAACCATCATTAAAGATAATGCTAATGATAAGTACTTTTTCATAATTCACCTTGCATGCCCTTTCATATTTAATATTAAACGATTTACGATAATTATTCTAGGATTTCATCATATCTTCTATTTTTTAAAATTTGCGCGTAAATACCTATAGGTATTAGTGTTATTCATTTTTAGATGATAACAGCAGTCTTTGTGCATGATTATACAGAATTTGCAGATCATCCACGTTAAGTTTTTCTGCTAGGATAATTAATTTCGTTATCCATAAATCCCTTTCCATAAGATCATCCCTTTCTATTCATTTTTATGAACAAAAAGGAAAACGTTTTCCTTATTCTAATATAATAAGTCTTAAATTTTATATGTCAATGTCTGTTTAGCATTAAATTGTACAAATATAATACTAAAAAGTGCAAATGGTTATATATTACATTACCTGTCTCGATTTTTTTCGGGGGGGG